AGGGCGACCCATAACACCAGCAACAAAGTAGTGACAGAAAGCAATACCTTCAATAATGATAGGTTGCAAAAATGGTACAGTTTCCCAGCCAGCTTCTTCATATCCTAAATCCTCCAAAGAGATTAAACCATCAAGTTTAGGGTCGTTGTCAATTGCCCTATTTATACGATTCTCGTGATTCCCATACAGCATAACCATTCGGGGATTCCAACGGGGTTTATGGTTATCTATTCTCCGTTGTTGCTCCTCTCGGATAGGTGTCAGGAGTTTATCCATCGCCTCTCGCACAATCTTGATGTCAGCTTTGTAGCGTTGCCCCTCCATACTCTTGCTACCTGCCTTATCATGGCTCGACAAGGATGGCATATCTGCGAAATCTCCCAACATCACCACAATGTCAGGAAGCATATCAACGGCATATTTCCCGATGCGTTCTAAGTATCCTAAATCATCGTTTGGTCTGACTTGGGTGTCAGGTATCACCATTATCCGTTTACTCATAATGTAAGCCCTCGTTGCCATTCTGACCTATATTATCAATCCTACTCTCGTCCCAAGCGTCTTTAGGGCAAGATGTCCAAGCACATTCTGATACCTTGCTTAATTCCTTACCACATATTTGACACAAAGATGAGTGTCGCAACGGACTTGCTCCGTCATCCACAGCCCACTCCTGTCCATTCTTCCACACTTCACCTAACTCATTGTATGTGTTTTTTGCAATGTTATAAGTGGAGAATACCTCTTGCCAAGCCTTAGTGCCCTCTTTCCGATAAAACACCTCTAAATCTTTAAGTTTAATATTCCTATAAGGGTGGTGTTCGGGGAGGTCGTTTAAACTTATCTTCATTTCTTTCCTTTCTTTGGCACAAGGGATTCGTCACGAAAATCACAAACCCTGCACTTAGTAAGTGTGTCAATAAGATATTTACAATCAGCAAGGCAACTTGGCTTAATGAGTTTCATGCCGTCATCAAACTTTTTCTTACTACCTTTACCACTAATTATAGCATCGCCAGTAATTTCGTTCTTAGTTGCCATTAGGATTCCTTACAAATTGTTCTATTCGTTTAGTAGTTAAGGCTGTTTCTAAATCCCAATTAAGTAATCTTTTTGATAAAGCTGCATGACTAAGACCTAAATCTTTAGACCATTCTTGTACATTTTTAGTTATACCTTTATATGTAACATTCTTATTAGTTCTTCTATTGCTTGCTTGTTGTTTAGAAGTTGCCCACCGACAGTTACTAGGCTCATAATTTCCATCATTATTAATCCTATCTATAGAATATCCATCAGGTTTTATACCCATATCATCTAAAAAATTATCATAAGATTCTAACCATCTATCACATATAGTAATACCTCGTTCTCCATGAGTATAGTATCGTCTAGAGTTAGGATTATAACATCGTTGTCGCATATCACGCCAACATTGATATGTTTTTTTATCTACTTTTGGTTTCTTTTCTAATAGCATTTTCACCTCGTGTTTTCTCATCGTGGCAATCTGTACACAGTACCTGCAAATTATCGTCAGAACAGAATAGCCTATCTATATATGTGTTCCAATCCACAAAACCTGTGTAGGGACATATAACCCCATCAACATGGTCAACCTGCACTTCTTTAGCTGGGAATTCACCTTTGCACATATTACAAGTGAAGTGTTCAGCCATTCTATTTGTTTTGGCATTTATCTTTTTACCAACAGATGCCGCTTTTAGAGTTTCGTACTTGGGGGGATATTTTCTAAACCCACCTCGTAGAGTGGAAGTGATGAAGGTTCTTAACCGACCTTCGGTCCAGCTAGACAAGATTCTTTCCTGAATATATATTATACACTCGTTTAATTGCTTCACCATCTTTTTCATCTACACCTGTAAAGGTTTCATACCAATCAGTATATAAGGTTTGTATTAATATTTGCTCACAATCTTCTTCAGATAAATCTAAAACCTCTTTACGAGTTACACTTGCTTCAAACTTCATTTAATAACCTCTCATATCGTGAAATATAGCTATCATCCAAAGACCTAAGAATATACAGGCATTGTGCGTTCATCAAGAACTCCTCCTCGCTGGCGTATTGTGAAAGGCATACATCCAACATAGCCCTCTCATTATCAATTCCAGCAAGGAGTTTACGAGCCTTGGCTTCACCTAAACCCTTTACACCCTTCACATTATCAGATGTATCACCCTTTAGGCATTGCTCATAAAACAAGCGTGTGCCCTCTATGGCTGTCTGTGTGATGAATGTATCAGGTTTGCTCCACCGTTTTGCTTCAGGACCACCCTGTATTTCCCATTGAAAGTGCCTACCTTCTATTTGTAGCAGGTCTTTGTCCAACGAGCAGATAATGGTATCAGCAGTTTGGTGGATTGCAAGAGCATCGTCAGCCTCAAGATTATCAGGGGCAAGTTCAGCCCATAAATTTTTCATTGCATACTCACGGCACTCTTGTAACCACTTTGGTTTTGGTTGTGTGCGATTAGCCTTATACTCAGGATAAACCTCTTTGCGGAAGTTTGTTGCCCCAGTTAGAAAGGCTCTATACTCGGTTGTTTGCACCTTGGTAAGGATTGTGTCTAGGAGTTCCTCTACACGATGGGTGGCAATAGACAGGTCTTCGTTCTCTGAACTAGCAGCACTTCTGTAGCAGACTAAATCCATATCAATTAATGCTATCATATAACCACCTTATAATATAGATAAAGCAACCAACACCAAACAACATACCAAGAAAAAAAGCAGTGCTATAACAAAGAATATACTCAATCACACTGCACCATCTAAATCTGTGTCTGCATCCTCGTCAGCACCATACTCTAGGAGTTTAGTGATTGTCAGGCGAGAGATGGTAGCACTAACACCTTTCTTACCCTTAAATTCCCATGCAAAAGGTTTTACGGTTGCAACAGCTAGTGAACCATTACCAATTTTGATATTGCTCGGAACTTCCGAACCGTCCTCGTAATAGGCTGGGATTGGGTATGTCGATTTACAAGTAATATACACACCACGCTCGTCTTCTGCTTTGGTTGATTCACGGGCTTCAATTCCTTCCTTAGCTAATTCTTCTACTGCTTTTGTTGATAGGTTTGACAGGTCAATCTGATATTTGCCTGACATTTCATTTACATGGTTTAAGTTCGCCCACATAACGGTTGCTTTTAATTTTGTCATACTTAACTCCAATGTCTATAAGTGTTAATAATAATGTGAAAACAGGTAATAACTTCTAGTATTCTAATCCAATTATAAGGTTTCGGCTGGCTCAAATACATACTCCTCAAATTGCTTAGCAATAGTAATAATATCCTCAACGTGTAAGGTTGGCTTATCAAGACTTGCATTATAATAAGCAATAGCATTAGCAAGAGATGATTGTCTAACAATGTACCGTTGTTTAATCGCCCGTTCCTCTGCTGTCTCGTAGTTACTACCAATTACCTTTGTCGTTGGTGTAGCCTGTTTAAACGACCCTACTGGACCAATAGCAGACCAGTTATCAAACTTACCATTCTTGGTGATGGTTACATCAAATTTATCTCCCACAGACGCATCATCTAACACAGAAAACACCTTGGGGTTAGCAAAGGGAACTATGTTCTGTGTGCGAGTTACGCCCTCAGAGATGTAATTTACCGCTAGAGTGCGAGTAGGTTTCCCAAACTTATCCTCTTTGTCCGTCTTTGCTATATCTAATATCTCAATTTCCATTATACAACCTCCATATCTGCCCAATTCAAACCCTTTTGACATTCAGCCGCCATTGGGACATTAAATTTCACACCAAACATCTTTTCAAAATTAGCTGGTAGGTCGTGAAACACGCTGTGAAACATATTTACTAATTCCTTAGTATTGCACACTTTGTCGTCAAAGTCAATAATTATCGAATCGTGAACAGTGTTTACTAACAAACATTTATCACCATATCCTAGCTTTTTCAATCGGTTATGTGCACTAACCCTTGCTAGAGCCATGAGGTCAGCACCCGTCCCCTGAACAGCATAATTCTT